TCGTCGGCTTCGCAGCCTGAAAGTGAAGTGGGCCATGGATGGAACGACTATTGCGGCTTTGATTGCCTTCCTTGGCTTGGCCGGGTCTGGCATTGCTGTTTGGGTGTCGCTGCGTGAACGGCTGGTTCGCGCTGAAACCAAGATCGAAGGGCTGGAAGGGCAGCACAAGGATCACAAGTCTGATGTGCAGCTTCTTCGCGAATGGCTGGAAGGCCAGTTCGCGGAACTGCGCAAGGGGCTTGATCGAAAGGCAGATCGCTGATGACTGAACCTGCATGGCTGACCATCGCCAGATCGCATATCGGCCTGAAAGAAATTCCCGGCCCGACGCATAGCAACGTCATCACCGGCTGGCTGTCAAAGCTGGGCGCATGGTGGCGTGAAGACGAAACGCCATGGTGCGGAACCTTTGTGGCGCATTGTATGCAGGCCGCTGGCTTGCCCTATCCGAAGGACTGGTTCAGGGCAAAGGCATGGGCTGACTATGGGGCGCTGCTGCGGCCTGAACGACTGGCACCGGGCGCACTGCTGATCTTTGATCGCAAGACCGCCAGTGGCCGTTCGGTCGGTGGCCATATCGGCTTCTATGTTGGCGAAGACAAGTTTTGCTATCATGTGCTGGGCGGCAATCAATCCGACAGCGTTTCAGTCGCACGCATCGTCAAAAGTCGCTGCATCGCAACGCGCTGGCCGAAGGATGTGCCGGTCGGTGCTGGCCCTGTTACCGTCGCCAGCAATGGCGGCACCATTTCCACCAACGAAGCATGAGGAACAAGACCATGGTCAAGTGGATCATCGAACGACTGAAAGAACCTTCGACCTTTGCAGGTCTGGCGGGCCTTGCCGGTGCCTATGGCATCGCGCAGCCGCTATATCAGGCCAGTGTGGCCGTCATCATGGCTGTCGCCGGTCTGGCGGCTGTCCTGATGGCTGACAAGCCCAAAGCCTGATGATCAAGCTACTGGCGGCGCTGTTTGTGTTTCTAGGCAGGCTTCTGGGCCTGCTGAAAGAACGCAAGTTGGAAGAACAGGGCCGCCAGCAGGCCATCAAGGAACAAGAAAATGAAATCACAAGGCAAGTCGAACTGGCGGAATATGTCGATCTGCATCCTGATCATGATCGGGATGAACGGCTGCGCAACCGTTTCGACCGTTCCCGTTCCGGTGAATAGCTACTGCCTTGTGGCCAAGCCCATCAGCTACGACAGCAAGACTGACAGTTCTGCGACCGTGGCCGCTATTGAGAAGCACAATTCAATTTGGATGTGCATCTGCGAAAAGGACTGTCCAGCCAAGTCAGGATCATGAATGTTCAAGTTCGACCCGGCCTTGCTGCCGTTTTGCACCGACCGGCAGCGTGAACTGCTGGAAACATGGGATCGACTAGGAAGCCTTGCTGAAGCGGCCCGCACACTGGGCTGCGACAAAAAGAACTTTGATCTTGCCATCAAGGCCGTCGTGAAGAAGGCCGTGCTTCAGGGCTATTCGCCAGATCATGACATGATCAGGACGGTGCCTGATGGCTTCATGGTCAAGGGCGTGTCCAGCTATTACAAGGCTACGCCAGACGGCCCGGCGCAATGGGTCAAGAGCAGCGTTACGCAGCAGGCGATCATCGACGCGCTGCGCGATGTTGTCGAAGCCTTGAAGCAAGACATCCCGTTCGCGACCGCCATCACACCGCCAGATCATGTCGATGCCGACTTGTGCAACCTTTATACGTTCACCGACTATCACCTTGGAATGCTGGCATGGAACGAAGAAGGCGGTGCCGACTGGGACATCAAGATCGCTGAAGACATCCTGATCAGCGTCATGGCCCGCATGATCGACCAGTCGCCGAATGCTGAAGGTGCAATTATCAACATTCAGGGCGACTTTCTGCACACCGATGGCAAAACACCAGTCACGCCAACCAGTAAGCACGTTCTGGATGCCGACAGCCGGTTCCCGAAAATCCGCAGGACGGCCATCAGGGTGATCAGGCAGATGGTCGCAATGGCGCTGGCGAAGCATGAGACAGTTCATCTGGTGATTGCCGAAGGCAACCATGACGAAGAAAGTGCAGGGTGGCTGGCCGACCTGTTTGCGGTTCACTATGAACAGGATGACCGGATCACGGTCAACAACGCTTCACTGCCGTTCTATGTCGTCGAATGGGGCCAGACCATGATCGGCATTCACCATGGCCACAAGGTCAAGAACGAAAGCCTGCCACTGCTATTCGCCGCACAATATGCGGCGATCTGGGGCCGCACAATCCGCAGGGAAATCCATTGCGGCCACCGGCACCACCGCGATGAAAAGGAATATAACGGCGTGACCGTAATCCAGCATCCAACGCTATCGGCCCGCGATGCCTATGCCGCACGCGGCGGCTGGATCGCTGACCGGGCTGCATGGTCGGTCACATATCACAAACTGTTCGGGGCTGTTGGCCGTGTTATGGTGACACCTGAAATGTGCGCAAAGCTAAACTGAAGGGACGATCAAGATGCCACTGAAAAAGGGCTATAGCCAAAAGACCATCAGCGCCAACATCAGCCGCGAGGTGAAGCGCGGCCATCCACAAAAGCAGGCCGTTGCCATTGCCCTGTCGGTGGCCAGCGATGCCAAGAAGAAAGCCAAGAAACGCTGATCGACAGGTCTGCCACTAAATAGGTGCATTTAATGGCAGACCAATGATCACCGCCTGCGCTGGGCGCGTGCCAGCATTCGCTGACCAAAGAAGATGACCTTTTCGGCATCATAGGCTTCGGTGGTGCCGGGCTTGCCTTGGCCTTGCCGACCGGCTGCAATGCGCCAAGCAGCCTTGAAGGCATTGGCGACATCGTATTCCATCGACAGGGCTTCAATGATGTCATTACATTCGGCCATATAAGCCGGGCCACCAGATGTCGGGTCTTCGACCTGCACCTTGTAATAGTCAGATGATCCGCCAGTCAGTTTTGTCATTGCCTGAAGCCTTTGCGTTTTGGGTCGATCCGCGGCTTGCTGGCGCACGTTTGGCGCAGGCATGACAGAACACCGTTCAAGGGGATGGTGGCCTTGCAATAGTCACACCAGATCGCTTTGGCGTTCATTGGTGTGCGACCTTCTGCTGTTGCTGGCCTGAAAGCAGTTCCCGCATCCCGTAGGATGCAGCTTCCCGTTCCAGATTGGCGACATGAGCGCGGGCGCGGGCCAACTGGTCAGGAAGCACGCGCTGGCGATATAGGATGCGGTCGATGCGATCAACGGCCACGGCTGATGATCCTGAAGGCTTCACGAAGGTCGCGCTGGATCGACCAGAAGCAGGCGATGCCAATGGCGGCAAAAACGACTTCGATGATGATGTGCAAAATGTTCATGGTGGTGTTCCTTGTAATGGTGGGCGGGCCGTCAAGCCCGCCCTAATGATTTCAAGCGAAATGATAATCGCAGACTTGATCGAACGGAACGGCTTCGCCAGCTTCGCGGGCCGCATGACGTTCGCGGGCCTGAAAATAACCGACATCATCCAGACCCTGATAAGCAGCCGAACCATAAGCAGGATCAACTTCGTTCCAATGACCGAAATCAAGATCGCGACCGGCAGCGGTGGCAGCTTCAATGCGAACTAATAAGCGACCAGCTTCAGCTTCTTGATCCATAAAATAACGATCATGAGCAAAACGGCGACCCGTCGCATCTTCAGCGACGACATAAATGGCGCGACCGTAAACGACCGAACCATCTTCATCACGACCAAGATCAACCAGATCATCGCGAAGACCAAAAGAAAGAGCCATGTTTTTGTTCCTTGTGTGTGTCTGCACCGTGTGTGCCTGCACACGTTAGGGCGCTGCGCCCTATCTGTCAACAGGCATCAGAACGGAACAAACAGTTCCCATTGATCGCAGCCATCTTTCCACGCTTCGACTGGGATCGTGTCCTGCCACTTCTTGCAGAAGCCACCGTCGAAGTGATCGCATTCTATGCAGCGTGGTTCGTCCAACTTCTGCCCTGTCATGGTGGCCGCTGATTGGATGATGTCGCGCAGGTGCTGTCTGGTGAAAATTCTCATGTCAAAAGTTCCTTGTGATCACGCGATGGAACTTGCCTTCGCGCTTATATGTGATGGTGGATGGTGGGTTGCCTTCATTCATCGCGTCGGCGATGGCTTCAAGATCATCATCTGGCGACAGGACGATGCCAGAACGCTGCGCCAGTGTGAAGACCAATGATCTGTTGCGCTGGCCGAACTGACCTTCGTGTTTCACCGGCAGATATTCGGTCACGCTGTCAGCAAACCCGCCATAGTAAGTGATGGCCAGCATTTCATTGCCGCTGGTGCGGCCAACGTGCTTTCGCCAGCGCCAATCAGTGACCACCATTTCCAGCGGGGCAATGCCCATGATGTCGTCATGGTGAAGCTGAACGATCTTTTCCTTGGCTTCGAATTCGAATTCGTGGCCGCAGACTGGGCAGGTCTTGGCGGCTGCCGCGACAATTTCTTCGCAGGTCGGGCAGTCTTTCGTCGGCGCATCGCCTTTGCCGGGCTTGCCGGGCGG